GGTTTGGTCAACTTGCTTCTTGTTTTTTGGGATGAATAGCATGTAGTCATCCATGTCATTGCTCTCTAGGTACTTTAGGAATAGCTTCCATCTAATTGGAAACGTGTGTTGAGATGGGACATATCCCTTTGTCTCAATAATAAACCTATGCTCATGACTAATGAAGTCAGGGGTGTACCTAATTGCTAACACAACTTTGTTAGTAGCATCAACAAGAACATCCTTACCCCTAGTTGACTTGTGATATACACCCGGATAACGAAACGAGTCCACAAGACTGAATGTCTCGGACTCGTAACCGAACTGAAGCTTCGCCTCCTTTAGCTTGTCGTAGCAATAAGTCTCAAGGGTAGACTTCAGCTTAACCGAACCGCGAGAGAGGTCGCGTCGCTTCCTCCCTCTTTGCGGCTTGGTTAAGTTTTTTCTACTCCTATTCTTCATACTACAATTTACGAATGAAGTTGCCTTTGTTGGCCTCTCAACTTATCCCCAAGTGTTGGAAAAAGTGTAGGCTCCGGACCGAATAAAGCAAATCCCGATTGCGTACTATTGAATTCAAACATCAGTGGCTCAAGAAATGGGGTTGGCTTACCTCCAGTATCCACCTCCCTCACCTTTCGAACGTGCATCTCAATACACCTTCTCTGTAGTACATCGGGGTGCTGAATCTTTCGGTGCAAAGTGATGAAGCAATCCGCTCTGTTCACCCACTTACCTCCGTGCTCTGTATCCTCAGCATAAGGTGCAACCTGCAGTCCATCATCACCCTTTCTACGTTGACTCTCCGTAATGCTGTGAGCATTTACCCAGACAGCAATCTCCATGTTGTTACTAAGGGTAAGGAATTCTGAAGCGGCTTCGTAATGGTACTCATGGGGTCCGATTCCACGACCGGCACTCATCTCAATCTTTAAGCTGTTGTATGGGTCTACAAATAACCCGTCAATAGGTTGCTGTCTGTGAATCTTCTCGCAGAAAATGATGATGTCTGAGTAGCTGTATGTCTTGCTGTTGTCAATGACTATGAAGTGCTCCTCTACCCACTTCCTTGCTGCCTTTCTCTCTTGCACGGTCGTGCTCGTTAACTTTTTGTTCAAAGCAAACACCATGAGTTTCATTTTGATGGCGGCTGTCCTGTTCTCCGAGCTGTAGATAACCCATCTCCAGTCATGATTCATTGCGCTAGCTACCATCATCCATAAAGCAAACGTAGTCTTACCGATGTTGCTGTGACCATTAATCATGACGAACTCTTTCTTGAACATGAAGTTCTCGTCCACCCTACTGTTGCCGGTAGTTAACCCAATCGGAATGTTACCATCAACGTAGTCCTCAATCCAATCATAGTCAACGTTATCACTACTAACGAATGACATGTCGCCATCGTTCAATCGCATATCTCGCTTAGCCTTCTCTTCAGTGTTGACCACCTCACCAATTGGCATCATCTTTCCCGCCTTGATACCATCATCAATGGTCTTACGTGCACCCTCTAGCGATTCAATGTTATCCTTCTTGGATATCTCTCGCTCAAGAACCCATCGAGCTACCTCCTCTTCAACTATGCCACTGGCTATATATCCTCCCATCAGAGTGGAAGCCTTGACAAGGACGTTATGCTTCTCACCGTCCGTAGCCTTGGCTATCATGAGTGAAGCAACGTTCACCTTTTGAAAGTCAGTCCATCCACCACGCTCTAAAACCTCTTGGTTCTGAGAACGCTCGGACAGCATACCACCATACTTATCGTACTCTGATTTGATTACGATGTCAGGGTCATACGATTCAAAGCAGGCTCTCGACTCGTTCTGACCAGTGATATCTAATTCAAGAGCGTATTGCTCGTCAAAGTACTTGACCAAGGAACGGTAGTGGTCTCGGTGCCTCTCCGTATTTGTTATCTCGACTAGCGCCTTGACACCATCGCCACTTGGGGACTCCCAACACGCCATGATATACTTGTCACCCGCCAGTGCGGACTTGACTCTCGTCACGTCGCAATGGTCAAAGTCCAGTATGATTAATCCGGAATGATATTGAAGTGTATCATCGCTTCGCTTCCCCTTGGGGAACACTCCGCTGAAGCAGACAGCAGGTAGCTCTTGCTTCTCAGACTTGTCTCCGTTTCTTACGAGCTCAACCCTTGGCCGACTGTTTCCTTCTCGTATTCTTCTTAGTACTGTATCCAACGATGTCACTACCGCCTCCTGTGTGCGATAGATTGTTGGGTATATCGTTACTCTCTTCTCTTTCATTACGCAGCTCCTCTACCTGTTGCTCATACCACTGCGCCTTCAGGATGTCGGTCTCTAAGGGCTGCCCCTCTTTTTTTCCCGCTCTCATCCTGTACTTGAAGCTGTTCATCTCGCAAAATGCTATGTACTTCTCCACTCCCCATATGTCTTTCATCATCTGGTAAACCTCTTTCCCAGCTGTCTTGTAATGATTTGGCCTTACGTCCTGCAACCTTGTATTGGAATCGCTGGAGGAATCTTTCGAGGATTTCGATTGTTCTTTTGATTGTATCAATTTGCTCATGAGTATTGATTTTTCTTTTGCCTTCTGGCCTTACATGCAAAGGTACTTTCTTATCTACTTTTTCATGAACAATTTCAGACGCGATTACAAACCACTTCCTATAGTCCGGACTTGATAGGTAGTAGACCTCATGGTTTCTGATGTAGTGATACACGCTTGTACGCTCCATCCCGAATAGGTTTGCAACGTCAGCGTGATGAAAGAATGGGTTGACTGCATTAGCAAAAGCAGCTCGCGTTTCTACGTTGTGTCTTAGTCTGTTTCGTTCTGGCGTGTGGCCGATGCGCGAACAATACTCTTGAAGAGTCTCTTGAAAGATGTTCTGTTGTGACATTTGATTTTATTTAGTGTACATTCTTGATACTCGCTCAGTGATTCCATAATCAAGCAAGTATATGTTACCTCTGTAGATACCCCAATTTGCAGGGTTGTACAGGTCGCAACCATTTATATCAAGTTCTGGGATTCGTTTCTTTACTGCCAATACATACTTCCCTTTAAACCTATCCATAGGTTTAGCACGTTGTTGAATGACGACACCTCCACAGCCCCACTTGACAGGGATGAGGTTGCTTTGATATCCGTACTTCCTCCAAAGCTTTCGCTCATTCAATCCTTGTAGCCACCCCCTCCTATCAATGGGGATTTTCACGGCGTACCTTCCAATAAGAAACACTACCCGAGTTGATACTTTTACTTTCATTGATTACTGATGCTTTTATTGATTAATGAATTGCGGTCATCCTCGGAATCGAACCGAGACGAGCTGCGTAACCTCGTTCCTGCGTGTTGCCATACCAAATTGTCTCACGCGATGACCGTAGCGCCCGTCTTTCCGAGCTGTCAGTCTTTGATATCCATAACGGGGTTATATGATTGACACCACCACTAGGCCCCGACTTGACCAATGTCAATCACGAAGTAACACGCGATTGATATGGCTGGATACCCCACCTCACCCGACAAGGTAAAGTTTTACTATCCCATGTGGTGGTAGTGTACTCCCGACAGGATTCGAACCTGTGACCGTCTGCTTAGAAGGCAGATGCTCTATCCACCTGAGCTACGAGAGCATGAAAGAGGGGGGGCGAACCCCCCTCCCAATCATCAGTTAGAAAATAGGTTCTTCAACAACCTGCTTTTCTACTCTACGCTTCTGCTCAGACTCGGAGTTAGGGTCATAGACAGAGCAGAAAGCTTTCATTCGACGGTCATCTTCCCGGTCAGGGATGGACAGCACGTCAATGTATACTCGACCTTTTGCAGTAGCATACTGCTTCAGGTTCTCCAATTCCTCAAGCGTAAACGAGATACGCTGAGTTACTCGTGGGGAATTAGTGTACCCCACATACACGTTTTCTTTTTTTTCAGCCATGATGGTGAATTATTTAAGGTTTGAAATGTATTCCTTGTACCGGTTACGGGATTGTACAACTCCCATGTTTCCTTCTGCGTAAAGCCACATCAACCTAAGTTCGATGTTGTCTGAACCCATGGCATCAGCAAGCTCTCGGTAAGGCATGTGTAGTTCCTTGATTGCGTAGTATGCTGTCATGCATCGCTCGGAAAAAGCACCCTTTCCAAATGCACATGGTTGAGCTACGTCAATTCCAAAGTGCAAACTTGATTTTACTATGAGTTCGTTAGCTGTCATTAGATGATTCCTTTTATGAAGAACGTCTCAGTGTCAATGTTATTGTCCAAGTAGTTTGATATTCTCTCTACTGCCTTGTTAAACTTGACCTCTCCGTTCGCAATTGTTTCTTCGCTTGCCTCGTAAACGCCGATGGCGAAAGGGTAGGCCTTCTCCTGCGCTACCCAATAGAACTTGTCGAGACCGAGCACGGTGCAGTAGATGTAGGCTTGGATGTCATAGCCATAGTCCCTAACAGCATACCGGAATTGATTCAAGCTTCGGGTAGTCTTGTGGTCGCTGATGTACTCTTTGTTTAGGCA